CGCCGTAAGAAAAAATCATAAAACCGGCGGAAACCTCGGAATTTTACACGAAAAAATGATATGGACTCTTTTCCGAATTATAAATCTGCACCCAATGCAAATCAGTATCACCAGCCAAGCAATTAGAAAGAGCTTGAAGCGAGCAAGTACCAGAAGTGAAAGCCATCGTGCAATAGTCCATTTTTACTACGTATTTCATAGTGCATACTCCTATCTCAGTTTTTTCCTCGCTGATAGAGTATCAATATCGTATCCCCATCACAAGAAATAAGAAACAATAACAAGTAGAGCAACACCAGCTCCTACAAGCAAAAGCATCTGTAGGCAAAAATCATCAAGCATTTTATCTTTATCATCATTTTTCATTTAATCACCTTACAGTTTATTATATTCATTAGTTTATCATATATTCATAGCTTGTCAATAACCTAAAGAGAGCATTTTGCTTTTCGTGGTGTCACTCAGCCCCATTACATCAAGAAGTGTAATGGGGCTGTTCCGCTCGCTGGCGCTCGCTAATGCATATCTATTCGCTAAACGCGCTCACGCTTGTTTGCAAAATAGAAACGCCGAGGCAGAGCCTCGACGCTTTCTATTTTCTTTACCTCTGATGACCAGAACGTTTTGGACCTGAACCAAGAAGAGCAGCATTATACTTTTCCATGAGCTTAGCATACTGCTCAGCAGAAACAGAACCTTCACCAGAAGAAGAACCACCAGTAACATCAAGGCCAAGAGCCTTAAGAATAGAATTGACAGCTTGAACATAATTCGAAGGATAGTTCTGCTCAAGAAAAACCTGATTCTCAAATCCTTTATCAGTCTGATACTTACCAAGAGCATAGTGCATATTAGCATTATACTTAGAGCCAGCGTAACCAAGCTGAGCACCATATTTAGAAGCATCGGCGCCAATCTGAGCAACGAGCTTCTCCATAGCGGTGTACTTGTCGGCTACGGCCTCTTGAGTACGAGCATTAACATTAGCAGTCTGAAGCTGTGTCTGCGCCGAAAGAACAGAGCCGAGAATCTGAACCAAAGCAGCATTAGCAGAAGTATCAACCTCGCCTTTGGCTCCGGCAGAAGTCACACCGGAAGCAGTAGCACCGGAGGTAACGGCAGCGCCGTTACCTCCCATAGCACTAAGCACCGGATTGAGACCGGCAGCCTTAAGATCACGAATCTCACGCTGGTGAGCAGTATTGCTCATGTATTCCTGCCAAGAACGGCTTTTAGCGGTGTTTTCTGATGCAGTCCTCGTAATACGAGAAAGAGCAGAATCCAAATTTCCGACAGCCGGCACGCGCTGAACCTGAGCAGCATCCTTACCAGTAGTCATAAAATCACCTCTCAATGGTGGTCAATAAGACCAGGGATGGAGTACATCGGCATCGGGCGAGTAGTCCGATTCTTGATATAGATATCAGCAAAAAGCTGATTACTAACGCTGGAAGTGACAGCAAGCACACGATCAACGTTAGCTTTATCCTCACGAATCCACGAATCAGAGAGAGCAGGAAGAGCAGTATAATCGTCTGCAAGGTGCCAAACATCAAGAGACTGCGCGTACTGGGAACGCATCTCACCAGTGACGCGAGACGGCTTATAACGGTAATCAGCCCAGGCTTCCTGGTAACCAAAGACCTGGTCATCAATGACAGCACCAGCAGAATCCTTAACGCCAGGGCCCTGGGCAAAAATCTCCTTGTTCTTCACAGCCTGCTCTCCAATGTTCGCAAAAACAGGCCAATAATAGTCAAAGCGATCCTTACGAGACCAGAAACGTTCAAGACCCTGCTGATAGGTGTGATCGTAACGGGCAACCATAACGCCGATGACAAAGCCATGCTCCGTAAAAGACTTGGTAAAATCAGAATGAGTATCCGTAGTGACAGACATACCAGTCACAGTACCCTGTGCAGTCTCACCGGAGGCCGTAGCAGACTGCTGCACAACCTGATTGATATTGATGGGGACACGGTTACCACCGAGGTATTCGGGACGCTGGAGGCGGGCATCCGGAGAAGTCACACCAAAATGAGACTTGAGAATTTCAATATAGCGAGAACCGCCGCGAGCATCTTTCTCATAAAGCTTCTGAATCTGGAACGCCATACGGAGCTGATTAATCGAAGCACCAAGGCCACCGGAAGAAACAGCATAAAGGTTAACAGGGTCAAAACCAGGCTTGTCAGCACCACCACTAAAACCAGTAATGCCAGCATAATTGGAACCAGAAGCAACGGGCTTGAAAGCAAGGGAATCATAGATATTAACCGGTCGATCTCCAGAAGCAAAAGAAATATTAGAAACACCGGTCAAAACATATCCACCGGGATCGTGAGGCTGTTAACGGGTAACAACAGGATATTCACCAGAAGTAGCCGAGGGAATCAAAACATCGGGGCCTTTCTGAGGAGACGGAAGACAACTTGTGAAATAATCGTGATACTTAGCGGCCTTATAGGGGAGGCCGCCTTTTGCAACATCGGTAACAAACGTGCCGGTATTAACGCCGGCTACAGTAGCATCATCGACGGGAACAACGAGCGGGTCAGATAAGTTTTCATCACGAAACCACTCATTCATTACCAAGGCATAAGCTCGGAAGGGAAGAGCACTAACGGAAAGATTAGGAACGCCGGTAGGCACACCGAGATAGTCGGCAATAGTTCCAACAGACCATCCACCAGAAGCAGGAGCAGTAATCTGAGGAATTTCATACTCTGTCTGAGGAATCCATGCAGATTCCGTATTCTCACCATTGAACTGCTTCCAATGAGACCAAGTAAGCCGGTTCGGTACAAAGAAGAAATACGTGTCGAGATAGATGTTGTCCATGACCGGAGTAAGCAGCGTCTGCAAACGCACGACCTTGGATGTGTCCACGTTGAACGTATCTCCCGGTAATACTTCGTCAAGGAAAAAAGGTACAATGTCACCAACGTTAAACGAAGTTTTAAGAGAATGCGAGCGGTCAAACGTCGAACGCCGGATATCGATATTCGTGGGATTAAGCGCGAAATGGGATTCAACATTGCGATTCATTCGGTAACCTCCTTTTTCAGCTCAACAGCCGGTTTTTCCTCCTGGGACGAGTCGGACTCTCGCTCGGGCTTGATTCCGAGCTTGTCGAGGAAATCAGGCTTGTCCATGCCAGCCATGAACTCCGCAAAATTGTGATTGAACTTCGCGCGGATATCAACCGGAAGAGAATTGAAAAAGCTCTGACCTTCATTAACCTTGTTCAAAAGGTCAGCATAGGTTGTAGGCATATTGGTAAAGTCACCATAAGCGCCCTGGACACGCGAAAGCGCGTCAACGTCGCCATTCTGATATCGAGCTAAGAGAACGTGGATATCTACAGAATCGGCGTGCGATTGAATGAAATCGTAAAGGTCTTCTCGGCCAGATTCAATGAGATCCATAACACCATTTTCATCAAATTTAGGCTGATATAAAATCCGTTCGCGCTGACCTCCATTTGAAGGGAAACGAGTTCTCGTACGATACTGAGTAGCGAATCTAAGCTTTTCATCATACATGATTACACATCCTTTCTCTGGATGGACGTACCATCCAAAATCACTTCGGGAAGTTGGGTCGAGATCGTGCCAGTCACGTTGTCAAACTCGCCGATCTTACAGAGGGCATAGTCCTCAATGTGAGAAAACAGAAGGCTTTCTTTCTGCATACAGGCGTGAGCAAAATTCCGCATAGCAGAAGAATCGTTCTGATCTACCGTAGGCGGAAGAAAGCCCGTGCGGGCATCACGAATAGAATAAACACCATATTTCATTTCAAAACCTCCAAAAAAGCTTTAAAATAAGGACAACTTAAACAGTCCTGATCGCAAACATCAAAATACTCACAGTTAAAAGAATCCTCAATCACAACTATAACCCTCACCAGCACGACAAACAGAACAAACATCAGAATCATCATCCTCAACATGAGGACATACATAGGAAGAAGAATAAGGACAAATCACAGACGAATACCTCCTCTAAAAACAGTCGGATTAATGTTGATCTTCTTAGACTTCGCAGCAGTACGACGAAAGATCTTCTTATCTTTCTTAGGACGCATTTTCTTACGCATTAGATACAACTCCTTTTTAATGATTTTATTCGGGCCAGCTGGTTACGTTCCTCAACAGCAAGCTGGTCTAAATAACTAAGTGTGGTTTTCTGTAGTTTTGCTTTCTGCGCTTCAGCTGCCATCTTCTGACGAACAGCTTTAAGTCTGGCAGATTCTTCCGGACAATCGACATCAAAGAGCTTGTCATAATACTTCGGAGGTCGAAACTTCCTTCCTCCTTTCTCAGTCGAAATGTTAATGAACTCATGATCATATAAATCGGGATGATCTTCATAGTACTGACGAGCAATACCGGGCTTGCGAGACATAAGCGAAAACTCAGGGACAATGTTGAAATTCTCATAGAACTCAGCTTCAGGGCCGGTAAGCTTCTTCATGACATAACGAGCGGTATAAGCGCAAGTCTCCCAAGTCACAGGAGCTACAACAGCAAAGCCATTCGGCCAAACTTCTTGCAGAGACGCAGAATTAAAATATTGAAAACCTTGCGCAGATCGCTTATAGGGAACAAGATCATCAAGCTCCAATCCAAAAATGATTGCATGATAGTGAGGGCGAAACGTCAGAGAACCATACTCACCAGAAGCGAAGAAACGAATACCTTCACCAAATTTCTTTCGGAGACGCTTCATGAAAAGCTGAAAATCACGCTTCACAAGGGACATACTCGGCAGGGCCTCGCCGGTAGCAGGATCGGAATAGTAATGAATCGGAACATGAGCATCATCGTAAGTGAGAGTTACAAAGTAACTGGACT